AAATGTAATCTTCTAACCCTACCGAAGGCCAAGCGGACGCAACTGAAAGGTCAATGGCACTTGCCCGGAGCCCAACAATGCATCTGGTCTCTACCCCCGAAGGGGGTAGCCTCACAGGGGGGATAGCGTTTTTGGTTTAGGATAAGCGAGTGCGGGCTTTAGGCCCCTATATAGCATTGTATAGTAGTTATTCATTAATCGAAAGATTAATTAATAATAGGGTTATTCCGTAATTAATAGATCTTCTATTAATTAGGAAAAGAAAGAAAAATAAAATATTTAGGAAATATATAAAATGGATTACATATTCTTTATGTGTGCTATCCGGCATAGTGAACTAGAAACTTTAGAAAAAATGTTGATAAAATATATAGATGCTTCAGCCTCCTACATTATCGCAATGGAGACTGCTAAGGACTCCCATCAAGAGACGCAAGGGGAACATTTCCACTTCGCAGTACAGATGGATGATAAGCAATATGAACGATTTAGACATACAGTGTTTACTAACCATTACAAGCTCAGAGGTAGAGCAACTGATGGTAAACCACGGCAATATGGCAAGGTCAAGGAGATAAGGGATCAAACCAAATTTTTAGCTTATACTGTAAAAGATCAAAATATAGTATATAGGAATATAGACTTAAAGGACATACAAGACTATATAGAGGTTAGTTACCCAAGAAGGGATGTATACACATTCCAGGCCAGTCTTATGAAGCACCTTGTCAGCAATCAAATTAACTTCGCTGAATTACCTGGTATACAGGATCATTTAGCAATAGATAAGATAGAAATTGAAATACTTAACTACTGTATGGCACACGAGAAGGTGTTAAGTCGTAGCTTTTTAAAGCAAATGACGTCTACTTACTTACAAATACATATGCCCGATAGATACAAATACTTACACGATATATATTTTTACATAAAACATTCTTAAAAATTGAAACTTTAGAAAAAAAAGTTGAGAGATATTGATACTTTTTACAAAAAATAAAATATATAGACATATTATAATGGCCCGTACATATCAAGGACCTCTCCAGCCAGGCAAGCGCTCAGCGTATGTGCCTGGTACACGCGCTAATCGTTATTCTTCCAGAAAGCCAAGGGGTACAGGACACAAGAAACTAGTACCCGCTTCGACCAAGTCTTCTGTAAGATCCAATACTACGGCTATAAAATCACTTGAAAATAAAGTATTAGGACACGTGCAACGTGGTTACCACAGATGTAAGATACCGCAGAATCCAGCTGTTCCTTCTGCCTTTAATTTTCAACCAGACAAACCACTTTTGTTTGCCCTTAATGATTTTTACACAACAACAACTGCTCCAAACGGAGGAACTGGTGCTCTATACTATCCTCTGTATAGTGGTACCGCCCCTAACATTACTATGTCGGGTGCCATCTTATCTAGATGGTCCGATTATACTCCTGGAGAGGCTTTAGGCCACTCCCCAGAATTTCAACAATGGAAAGATGTTAAGTTTAGTCAACCCTCAAGGGTTGGTTACCAACCGCTCTATACAGATGTAAAAGTTACAGTGCAACGACGCAAAGCTACACCCGCTCAAGGTACTATGTGGTTACGTATTGATATGTTCCACGCTAAGCGTATATATCAATCAAGTATTGGGGGTTCTGACCCCAAGATTTACAATATGCCTAGTGCAGTCGGTGCATTATCTAACGTCGCCTGTGGTAGTGTTTTTGATCGCAATTCATTTAATCCAGGCATATGGACTACCAAGACCAGATGGATTAAACTCCCAGCCGTCAATCAAGATATGGCAAACCTAACAAAAACCTTCCATATAAGATGTGGTTTCCCTAAGAAGTTCCTCTCACTCAATATGGACGTTGACTCCACCGGAGTTGGTGAAGGCTTTTGGCAGTGCTGTGACCCACGAGATGTCAAATGGTGTCTTATTTCAATAAGTAACAACTCCGTCAATCAGACCACTGATCCAACACCTGAGATCACGATGACACGCAAGACCGTGTGGCGTGATTCTCGCGGAGCTGAAATGTAATCTTCTAACCCTACCGAAGGCCAAGCGGACGCAACTGAAAGGTCAATGGCACTTGCCCGGAGCCCAACAATGCATCTGGTCTCTACCCCCGAAGGGGGTAGCCTCACAGGGGGGA